CATTCCGCTGACAAGCAACTGGCCACCGATGCGGAACACCTCGCCAACGTCCGCGAGCGACGTGGAAAGGTCGCCGAAACTCCCCATAAAGCTGTCGAACACGCTCGCGAAATACTCGGCACCCTCCAACAGCACGTCGGTGATCGCGTTGGCGATGCCCGTGCCGCCCTGGCCCTGCGAGCCCTGCCACTCTTCTACGAACTGCAAGAACTCTTCGGTGACTGCCGTGACCGCCGGAGCCAGGTTGCCAATCACCTGCCCGACGATGCCCTCGACGGTGGCGCTTACAAGGTCAAAGGCATCGTTCATGTCGCCGACGTTGTTCACCTGTGTCTCGCTGACGATGATGCCAAGCCGCTCGGCGCGTGCCTGCAACTCCTCGATGCTCGCGGCACCCTCGCGAAACAGCGGGGCGAGCGCAGCACCCTGCTTGCCGAATAGTTGCACAGCGGCAGCCGCTCGATCCGCAGCGGTCGGCAACTGCGAAATCGCTTCGCCGATGGCCGAGAACTGCTGCTCCGGTGCCAGCGCCTTGAGTTCAGCGACGGTCAGTCCGATGCCACGGAGCGACTTGTCGAAGGCGTCTCCTGCATCCGCCTTGCCGATGTTGACCGAGAGCCTTTGGATCGCAACGCCGAATGCCTCTGCGTCTACGCCGGCGAGCTTCGCCGCCAGCGAGTAGCCCTGAAGTGCTTCAACACCGATTCCGGTGCGGGCCGAAAAGTCGTTCAGTCGGTCGATGTTGGCGCTGACGGTGGCAGCGAGCGACGTGACCTGGCTGGATACGCGAGTGAACGCGCTGCTGAGAGCCTGAAACCCGTCGATGAGCAGCCTGCCAACTTCGATCTTCGTGAGCAGGCTCACGTTCCGGGTAAGTTTGTCGATGTCGCCGCCGGCCTTATCGGCCGCAGCCCCGGCCCGGTCGAGGTCGGTCTTTGCCCTGGCGGCAGCACGATTGAACTGCTCCTGGCTTAAGCGTCCCTCGTCGAGGTGCCCCTGGAGTTCTTGAATCTGCTGGTCGTACCGCTCCTGTGGCGTAATGTTCGCCTGGATAATGCGAGCAGCAGCCGCCGCCGCGTCAGCACGAAGTTTCTCCGTCCTGGCCGCCTCGGCGTTCGCACCGCTCGCTTCGGCCTTCGCTCTAGCGGCGATCTCTTCGGTGATCGCTCCGTCTCTCAGCAAGTCGTCGATTCGCTGAAGCTCGGCCGCCCGCTTTTCTTCGGTGGTCAAAAACTGGGCCGTCAGCCTCTGCCCTTCTGCGATCGTGGCCGCCCTGTCGGATTCGGCCTTCGCCGCAGCGGCAGTCGCACCGCTCACGTCGTCGATGGCGCGACGATACGTCTCTTCGCTAATCAAGCCGGCGGCGCGCTTTTCATTCAGGTCCGCTTCAATGGCCGCTCGCTTCTCGGCATCGGTGCGATACTTCGCTGTAATCGCCTCGGCCTGTGCGGCCGTAGCCGCCGCTTGCTTTTCAGCGGCAGCGGCCTGGTCGGCCGCTTCTTTCGCAGCAGCCGCGGCGCGAGCGGTTTCCCCTGTCAGATCGGCTCTGGCGCGGGCGGCTGTCTCCGCACTGATTGCGCCTTGGGTTTCGAGTTTTGCAATCCTATCAATCTCGACGGCAAGTTTTTCTTCCTCAGTGCGGTACTGCGCCGTTACGCGGGCACCCTCCTGAAACGCCTTCGCCGTCTCGTTCGCGGCTGCAGATAGAGCCTTGAACTCTTCGGTGAACGTCTTGGCGTCAATCTGCCCGGTACGGAGGGCCGACTGTAAGAACCCGAGGTCGGTTGCGAACTGCTTCTGGGCATTTGTTGCTCCAGCGGTAGCATCGCCGAACGTCTTGAATACCTCCGAGACCTTCGCCGCTTCGGAATCCAACTGCTGCAGCGCCCGCTCCACGGGCGAAAGGCTCTGCCGAACGCCCGTAGCGTCCGCAGAAATCTTCATCGCCAGTGAGAGCACGTTCGCCATCAGTCGAATCCAAGCTGTTTCTTCAAGTCCAAAATCACGTCGCGGGCCTGCACCTCGTGCTGCGGCGGCTCTTCGATCGGATTGAAGTCGCTCGCCCGCGGTGCCTTGCCCTTCTCGCTGTACGGAGCCAGGATCGCCGAGACGGTCAGGCCCGTCTCGGCCCAACTGTCAGGGATCGCCTGGTAGTACCGCGTAAAAGCCATCCACTCGCCGAGCTCACGCGACGACATGCGCCGCTCGATCTCGCCGACCGTCATTTTCAAGTGCCCCGCCAAACGAAACAGGAAGCGTCTCGTCGGGCGGATGTTCAGTTTTTTGCCAGTTCCTCCACGTCGCTTTCGCTCATCGCGTTGTGCTTCATCGCCTTGTCGAAGAGCTTCGACACGACCTTCGCTGACTTGCCCGCCAGCTCCTCGACCTTCTCGTCGCTGAACAGCCGCTCGCCGGTCTCGGGGTGGCAGAGGCAGCGGGCGAGGAACTTGGTACGGAAGTTGTCGATGCCCGTCTCACGCTTGCCGATCCACTCCCGCTCGTAGGCGTCACGCTCGCCGACCGTCATCACGCGGATGCCGAGCGTCATGTTGCCCCACTCCTTGACCGTGACCTTGAGGATGCCGAGGTCTTCGGCCGCCATGATCTGTGCCGCGAGTTCTTCAACCGTCAGTGCCATGCGCTTTACTCCTGGACGATGCGAAACACGCCTTTGAGGCGATACACGTCGTTCACCTTCGCACTGATGTCAAGCGTCTGGCAGATGGCCTTGGTCGTGACAGTGAGGCCGTCGCCGGCGAAGGAGAGCAAGCCCTTGGTGCCGTACTGGCTTAGGCTCATGGTCGAGGTCGAAGCGGCCGTCGAAAGGCTCGACAGTTCGACCGTGCCGGCGTCAACAGCAAAGAGACTGTTCCGGCCGATAGGCAGCGAGCCGCCCGCATTGATGCGGTACTCCGTCACCTCGCCGATGGCGGTGCCGCGCCAGCTAACAGTGACCCCGGTGCAGTAGCCAGCCATGACGGGCCTCCGTCAAGGCGACTACACGCGGGCGATGCGGATCGTCGCCTGCCCCCGGATCGCGTCGTTCACAGCCAGCGTCAGCGTGCTGGAGTTGACCGTGTAAGCCACGGCGCTCAGAAGCGCGGTGCCGCCCGTGCTGATCGAGCAAGTCCCCGTCGATGCGTCGGCGATGATCGAACGCCCGAGGTAATTGAACTGCACCGTGCGGCCCGTGTCGGTCGTGCTGCCCTTGAGGGGGCGGTCGATGGTCGCCAGTTGCGCACCCGTGGTCAGGCCCAAGTGCGACACGTCGATCTTTTCCTGATCGGCAGTCGGGTCGTTGTAGGTGATGACAACGTTCGTGATGGTGTAGTTCGTGTTGCCCAGCACGAGCGACGTTCCGACACCATCATGGGGAGTGGCTGACATTTGGGAGTCTCTCCTAGTTCTCGACCCACATCACGGAATACGTTTGTGTCACGCTGTAGACCGGCGGCATCTCGCCGCCCGCCAACTGCACGAACCCGTCGGCCTCGTTTTCGAGGCTGACGTTCTTCACTACGGTCGATTCTGCCTCGCCGGTGCCGAAGCCATCCAGCACCAGCCGGCACTTGTCGGCCAGGTCCCTTACTGCCTCGTAGGTCGTCGCGTAGCAGTCCACCGTGAGCAGCACCGTCGGCGTGCCCATCGGCCCGGCGAGGGTGTGTTCCCGCTGGACGCCAGACCGCCGCCAGGTAATGAACGGCAGATCGGCCGTCGCCGGGGCGATGACCGGATACACCCTGGTGCCCACCAGGGCCGCCACGGCGGCGTCTGCGACCAGGGCAGACCGGCAGACCTGTTCGGGGCTCTTGAGCGGCATGAGGCACTATGCCACGCCCGGCGGGGTGGCTTGCAGGCTAGCCGGGGCCGAGGGTGTCGGTGCCGGTGATCGAGCCCGAGTCGCGGACCCGCAGAGCCGCCCACGCCTCGCCCAGCGACAGGGAAAGTTCCCGCTGGAGGTACTCGGCCACTCTCGACTGCGTGTCGTTGAAGGCGGTCAGGACGGGCGGGCGACCAGAGGTGCCGCCGGCCGGCATGGGATTGATTGTGAACGGCTTGTTTGACTTTCTGAAAAAAGCGTTTGGTCGGTCAGGCCGCCCGCCTTCCATGCCGAATTCGCCGCGAGTGTTGTAGCTCGAAGCGATGTACGTCAGCACCTTTTCACTCACGGGATGCAGTACGCCGCGACCGCGCACCGTTTCAGTAATGGCCTCGCCATTGCGAACGCGGGTGCGAATGAAAGGCGACGTAGGGCTGCGGCGAGTGTATTGCCGGGCTTTCGGGTTGTTGCCTTTTGATCTTTTGCCGGGAACGCTTCGATCTTTTGTCCCGAACTCCAGCCACCACTGATGAAAGCCGCGATCCGGCCCGACCCTGACGGTTCCAGACGTTGCCTCTCCGGGGTCTTTTGCCGACCGCTGGTAGCCGACGATGCCGACCGCCACGCCTGTGTTGCGGTACTTCACCACCTTCTGCGCCACCGCCCGCCGGAGGTTGCCCGTCGGGCCGACCGGCGTCACCTCGCGGAGCCGCTGGTACATCGGGTAGATCGCCTTCTCGATGGCGTCGCCCAGCACGTCGGCGGCGTCGGCCTTCGGAAAAAATGCCTTGATGTTGTCGCGGAGCGACCGCAACTCGTCGGTGTTGATGCTCAGTTGGATGCCGGCGACAGCCATGGCTAGATCGTCTCCTGGCAGAGCAGCTCGTGCTCGCTGCGGTTGGCGTGCTCGAGGAGCGACACGATCTCCAGCGTGCGGCCACGCCACACGATCCGCATCCGCTGCGTCAGGCCGGTCAAGAATCGCAGCCGCACGCGGTGCGAGATCTCGGTCTGCTGCTGCCCGGCCAGCAGGAACTCGCGGGCCGTCACGCCCTGCACGCTGGCCCACACTTCCGCAAACGTTTCGTCGTAGACCGGCACCATCTCGCCCATCGCGTTTTTCGTCTCGCGGTAGGCCAGCACGGTGATCCGCTCGCGGAGGTCGCCGGCCTTCATCAAGTGATGCTCCCCTCGCCGACGATGACGATTTTGTAGGGAGCCCCAGCGGTCGAGGCGATGAACAAGCTAGAAGCCGTCGTTCCCGCCGCGGTCGGGTCAGTGGCGAGCAGGATGCCGCCCGGAGGGACGCTGCCCGAATACGCTCCCGTCACAGTCAGTGTGTGCGTCGCGCCGGTGTTCTCGATATAGAGCACCTTCGCGGCCGTGAACGAAATCGTCACGCTCGCGCCGTCACGGGTGTCGGCGAGTGCCGACAACTGCAGCGTGTCGGTGCCGCCAGACGTGCGAGAGTCGCTGTAGATCAGTTCGGCCTGGTTGGCCCCGGTGCCGTCGCCCAAGGCCAGGAAATGCTCGGCCTTCGTCACGCGGGTGTTGCGAGCGATGTCGGCGGTGTCGGTTTCGATGCCGACGATGCGGCAGAGGATCTCGGCCGAGAGGCTCATGTGTACGACCCCCACGAGACGGTATCGAGCAGCCGCTTCGCCGCGTCGGGCATCGCACCGTCGCCACGCTTCTCGTAGAGTTCGTGAACGCACATGAGGATCGCCGACTTCACCCGCTGCGGCACAGTCGTCGGATCGCCGTAGCCTGCCCACCACGAGACGGTGACTGAGTTCTGGTCGATCAAGTGGCTCGGCCACGAGCCAGCGTAGAGCGTGCGGATCGCCCCCGGCGTCGAGTCGCGGTCGATGCGGTACTCCGACGCCGCGAGCGTGGACGTGCCGCCAGCCTCGCCCGTGACGTAGGTGATCGTCACGGCCGTCGCCGTGCCCGAGGCGATCATCGGCGGGCGTGGCAGTTCGATCTCGGCCGGGAAGGCGTCGAGCTTCATCACGAGTTGCTGCGTCACGAGAGCCCGGTCGATGTAGTCCTCGACCCACTCTCTCGCCGTCGTGATGTAGCCCTGGATCAGAGCGTCGTCAGCGGACGCATCGACGCGGCAGTGGGCCTTGGCGTCCGCGAGCGACACGGGCTCCACGACCGGGCCGGTCGTTCGCTTGAGGCTGCGGTAGCGTCTCATTGCCTGCGTCGCTTTCTCGGTGTCACGTCGGCCGACTCGGCCACCGGCTCCACGCTCGCCGTCTCGATCAGAGACTTCTGGTCGTCACGAACCTCGGTGGCGTATTCCCACGCGATCAGACTCTGCGCCAAGATGGCGTCTACCTCGATGACCTCGCCGGGCCGGTAGGCTCCGTGCGGCTTCGCCATTCGTATTTTCATTCTTCCCCCACGCTCCATGCAGACTTCGGCGGCTTCCGCGTCTCCTGCCACTCGTTGCAGTACTGGAACACCGGCTGACCGAGTTCCTGGCTGGGCCAAGTGATGACGTACTCGCCGTGCCCGATGCAGACGCGGGGCGTGATGTAGAGGCGATTGCCGCACGCCTTGAAGCCCTTCCAGAATGAGATGTCAGAATCAATTCTGCCCGAACCCCAACTGCCTTGCGGATCTGGCTGCTCGTGGAACCACGGCTTCGCCATCCGCCGCAGGGCAGCGGTCGAAAGAATCGTGCACCCGAAGTGGGCGGTGTCCACTTGTTGAACGGGATGCCCGAACCACTCGCGCGGCACCTGAGTCACGCCGCCCTCGGGCGGATTGTCCAGCGTGTCCAGGAGCGTGAGCATCGGACGCCCGTCCTCTCGCTTTGTCTGGATCGGGGCCAGGGCGTCACATTGAAACGTCATCGCCAAGGCGAACAGATGTTCGATGTTCTCCTTCGACACGAAGCTGTCCATGTCGAGCGTGATGATGTATTCCGTGGTCGGCTCGAACTTCTCCAGCATCCGGGTCAGCACCTGGCTCCAGAACGCACCCTGGCCGAGCGTCGGGCGAATGTGCAGCGGCATCATCGCTTCGATGAAGCCGAACACGTTAATGAGCGGCCCGAAGCGTGGCCCGCTCAGGATCGCCTCGCACCGCACCTCGACCGACGAGCCGCCGACTTGCACGAGCATGGATTTGCACCTGTGGGAAAACAGAAACGGCGGGGAGGCTCACGCCTTCCCCGCCGTCTACTGTGCTCGTCGTGTCAAGCGGATCAGCCGACCGCCTGGGTGTTCACGCCCTTGTCGGACGCTGACACCGGGCCAGCCTCGCCCTTGCTCAGACGGCAGGTCGTGACGACGCCGCACGTCGAAGCCGGGGTGGCGTAGACGGTGAGATACCGCTTCTTGCCCTTGAGGTCGATGTCGAACCGATGGGCGTAGCCGACGCCAGCGGTGGCCGTCACACCGGCAGCGACCGTGAAGTCGGTGCCTCCGACGAACCCGCTGATGTTGGTCTGGCCCGAACCGCTCACGTCGCTCTGGGCAACCCGCAGCACCGTGGCAGCGGTCGTGGGACCGGTCGCCGAGGTAAACGGGCTGAACAGAACGTCGATCGACGCATGGTTGAAGTTCAGCGTGTCGATCTCGACCGAATGGGTCGCGTTCAGGGCCACCGAGGTTTCGGCCTTGCTGACGGACTTGCTAGCAGCAACGTGGTTCATGGATCAAGAAACTCCTAGGAAGGTGTCAGGTATCAGCCGAACTTGAGGGCCACGACCGGGCCGGCCTTGGTGGTCGAACCGAGGTCATGCACGACCATCGCGTTGCGGGTCGTCGCGAAGGTGAGCGTCTGGTCGAGCTCGATGTACCGCTCGCTCGCGGTGCGGATCGAGATGGCCCGACGCTCGCCGAACGTGGCAGCCTGCGAGAGATCGCCGAAGAGGCAAGCCACGCCGCCGGTCGTGCCCGTCAGGCGCGACTCCATCGAGTGGACCAGCCGCACCGGATAGCCCAGGAACCGCTCGCCGAACCCGGTCGCCACGTCGCTCGTGCTGTTCCCGCCAGGGCCGCTCGACCCGCCGGGCAGCATCGCGAGCCGCAGCATCGCCGAGCCCCAGCCGGCCGGGCTGATGTAGAAGGCAGCGTTCCGGCGGGCGTAGAGCGGGAGCCGAGCGACCATGTCGGTGAAGTTCCCCATGGTCAGGGCACCGAAGGTCTGGTTGCTCGTCGCCGTCACGACCGACGCGGAGAAGGGCGACTTCACGATCTTCGTCGCGATGCCCTCGACGCCGTGGTAGGCCGAGGTGCCGTCGCCGATGAAGCCCGCGTTGTCGAAGGCTTCGGCGTAAGCCTGGGCCACCTCGACCGCCATGGCGTCGGCCAGGTCGATGATCGAGTCTTCGAGCAGGCTGTTAGGTACCCTGTTTGCGACACCCCAAATTTTTGCGCTCAGTTCGATGTTGTCGAACGTCACGTCGCTCGCCGACACTTCGACGTTCTCGCCGACCGGGCGAGCGGCGAGGCCACCCGTCCGACGGGCGATCACGAGCGTGTCGCTGTTCATGTTGACGCGGCGAGCGTACTGCGGGAACGCGCCGTACTCCTCGACCAGGCGGATGATCTCGTTGCTCATCTCGGGGGAGACGAGCACGCCGCCGAGCGAGTTGACACCGCCGGCCTGGACGCGGCTCTCGACGCCGTGATCCTTGCACCACCGCCGGGCTTCGGCATCGCCGAACACATGGCCCTTGATGTGCATTCCAGCACGGTACGCCGTCTCGGCATCCTTGAACGCACGCAGATTGTTGTGCGACTTCGGCACGGCGTACTCTCGCTTCTCCACGGCAGTCTCCTTGACCTCGGGGGTGTCGATGGCCTTGGCGGGAGCGGAACGCTCCAGCACGGCCCGCAGTTCGGTGTTCTTCGCGGCGACCCGCTGCAGGAACTCAATCCGCTCGCGGAGCTTGTCGGCACGCTGCTCGAGCGAGCGGAGCGACGCCTCCTGCTCCTCGGTCATGGGCTCGGCGGCGGCATCGCCCTCGGGGGCGTCCTCGCTCATCGTCTCCATCTCGGCGACGACAGCGGCGAGCTCGTCCAGCAGAGCCTTGATCTTGTCCACGGCGGAATCTCCTAGTGCGATTCGTGGCGACGCGGACGCATCGCCTACGGTCGAAACTAGGGTTCGCGGTGGGCACCCATGCAGATGCACGAGCGCGGGCAGTAAAGAACTCAGCCAGCCTTGACGCGGCGAATCTCAGCCGCTGGCAAGATGTGTTTGTCGGTGTTGCCGCACCGGCAGCGGAGGTACCGGGTCTGGTAGTCGCCCGACCGCTGGCTCGATGCGACAACGAACTTGCCGCTCTTGCACAGCGGGCAAGAATCGCCTGACTTAGCGGCCATGCTGCCTCAGCACGTCACGGTAGAAAGCCGCACGATTCGCGGCATATTCGCGGGCTTCGTCGTGCCGACGCTGCTCCTTGCGGAAGTGGTCGAATGACCGCTGTGCCACCGTCACGTCGGCATCGGGATACGCGGGAAACGTGACCGGCCCAACGTCCAGCAGCGAGTCGATGCGGGTGATCGTCCGCACGCTGCGACCGTCCTCGATCGCCCACGAGTCGCCGCCGCTCGGCACGGTGAAGCTGAACGACGAGCCCTTGACGATGCCCGCCCGAATGTTGCTGGCGATGTCCCGACCGTAGGTCGTGTCGGGCACGGGGAACTCATATCGCAGCCCGACCTCGTCCACGCTCATCGACAGCGTGCCGGGATAGCGGGCGAGCGGATAGTTTGCGTCGTGGTTCCAGAGGGCGCGAGTCTCCAGCGACTTCTTGCGGCCACGCCGCTCGGAGACGATGCCGAAGGCGTCAGGGTGAATCCGCTCGATGAAGTCGCCCAGGTCGAGCGAGTTGACGCCGAACTTCGCCGCGTAGCCGACGATGTATTCCCGCTCGCTGCCGTCCTCGGCGCTGCGGCTCTCGACCGCCAGGAGCGGCACCGCCGACTCCACCTCGTCAATCGCCAGACTGCGTCGCTCGATGTTCATCGTCGTGCTCCTTGCGTTCTCGTCTGCTGCCTCGATCTGCCGCGTCAACTTGCTTGCCCACGCCTGACCAGGGTCGCCACCCCACAGAGCCCACGCGATCCGGCCCGCACTCGGGAAGCCGTCTTGGTCGGGGCTCCATCCTTCGCCTTGCTTGTCCACCTCGTGCCGGGCGAAGTAGCTCGCCATCCGCTTCGCCGTCTCGGGGCTGATCGTCGTGCCATTCGACAGGTCGCGGGCGCGAGCCACGCCGACTGCCGTGCCGCCGCGGCCGAACTCGCTTCGCCATGCCAATCCTTTCGCTGCCTCACTCCGAACGCCCGCCGGGGGCGTGAAGTCGATGTGGTCGTA